AGCAAAGAAAAATAAAGGTAAGAAAAATGGAAAAAGTAAAAAACGTTAAGACAAGCGTAAGCATTAAAGACCAAGGTACTGTTAACTACAAGCAAGTAGAAAGCATTCCTAATCCTGGTGCACCAAAACCATATGGCGCTGGTAAATCTCGTGGTGGCGGAGCTGCTTTGAGAGGCACTAAGTTTAGCGGAGTTTGCTAAATGGCAATCGGTGATGCTTTAGTTGCACCTACTGGTGTACAGAATCAGATGTATGGTCAGCCTTCTAGAGTACCTGGCTACTCTCAAGGTTTAGGTCAAGCACCTGGTCAAATGGCATTACCACCAGAGCCTATGCCTATAGGCAGACCTACAGCAGTTGTAGGTGGTCCAGCATATTTTACTCCAGCAGGATACCAAGCTCCTCCTCAACCCACAGAAGCTTTTATGCCAACTGATGTAAGACCTGATCCAATTGGGCAACAGTTCATGCGTCAAATGCAATCTCCTATGGGTCAACAGTTTCAAGCTCAGTACGAAGCAACTCAAGCTCCAATGAGAGAAGCTGAGATGGCAAGACGTGCTGAAGAACAAGCAGCTCAAGATGCAAGGTTCCAAGAAATGATGGATCGTATTGCAGAGCTTGAAGGTCAACTGGCTCAACCTGAGACTATGCCTGAACCTTCTCCTTATATACCAGGCCAAACTCCTTTTCCGGGAATACCAGATTTTATAAGAGACTTAGATTTCAGCAATATAGATTTTAGTAATCTTCCTAACTTCTCAAACTTTGATTACGATGACATCATGAATCAATATAGAGACAGAATGGAAATGGGTGAACCAGAGCCAATCGATAGTTTCTTGTTTGGTCAAGGATCGCTTCCAGTAGAAAATTCTATGGGTATGGCTGGTACTTTGGGTGGTGATGGTTATGGCGAGTACCCACTAGGTTCAGCAGGACCAAGGGTTGATCCAAGTGATCCTAATTACAGACTTCCTCCTAGAGAGCCAAGACTCACAACAACCATGCCAGTACCAGTTGGACCTCTTACTACGAGAATGAGAATAGAGGATATGTTAGAAGACAGATTAACAAATCTGCCAGTTGGAGAGCCAGTAAGTTTCAAAATGCCTGAGTTACCAGATTTTTCAAACACTCCAACTCCAGAACCTACACCAGAACCTATTTATACACCACCAGTAATGGTTCCTAATATACCTAAAATACCTAACATAGATTTTTCAAGCTTACCTAAGTTTGATTCACAAACCACTAGCGGGAGACCAATGATTCCAAACTTTGGAAACATTAATTTAAGATAAACATTACATAGGCAGGAGAGAGCCATGGATAGCGTAAAACTTGCGGAGTATTTTTTTAAGACTCTGCGTAAAAGAGAACAAGATTTAGTTGACAGTCTTTCAGCAGGGAATGTACAATCCATGGAAGATTACAAATATCATATGGGTGCGTTATCGGCGGTTCGCTCACTCATAGACGATTTAAAAGAAACGCTGCATATGGATGATATCGATGAATAATAAAGTCGCAGAAAATATAGACAAAAAAGAAGAAGCCTCATCAGAACTTGACAAAGCTTTTGTAAAAGAAGAATCAAGAGTTCTAGATCCCAACCTACTAAAAAAATCATTGTTAGACAGAATGCCAAATCCAAGCGGATGGCGTATTCTTGTACTACCTTATAGAGGCAAGGGCGTTACTGAAGGCGGTATTCAACTTGTTAAAGAAACCATGGACAGAGAGTCTCTATCTACAGTGGTTGCTTACGTTCTAAAGGTTGGACCTTTAGCTTATAAAGAAACAGAAAAATATGGGAACAAACCTTGGTGCAAAGAAAAGGACTGGGTGTTAATCGGCAGATACGCTGGTTCTCGTTTTAAATTAGAAGATGACCACGAAGTTAGAATCATTAATGACGATGACATCATTGGAACAATTCTAGATCCTGATGATATTAAATCTTTATAAGAGAGGTAAAGCATGGCAAGTGAAGCGGAAAATTTAGACATAGAAATTACAGACGAGAAGATTGAAAAGGCAGCTGTGCCTGAGAAAAGACGCGTTGAAGAAGATGTTAGCGATCAACCTGTTGAAATTTCTTTAGATGATAGCGTTGATGAAGTTGCTCCTGCAACTGAAGACGAAGTTAAGGAAGACTTTGAAGTTTCTCCCAAAGTGGAAGAACAAGCAAAAGATTTATCTGAGGTAGAGAAAAGAGCATCTCTAGCTCAAAACAGAATTAACAAAGCAGTTGCTCAAGCTAAAGAGTTTCAAAGAAGAGAGCTGATGGCTATTCAATATGCCAAAGATCTTAAAGACCAAAATGAAAAATTAAGACAACAACAAAAGTCTTTCTCTCATAGTTACAGTGATGAGTTCACCAACAGGGTTGAATCTCAAATGACTTTAGCAAAGCAAGCTTTAAGACAAGCAACAGAAGCTGGAGATGCAGATGCAATAGCCGCTGCTACTGAAGCTTTAACTTTAGCTACCACTGATAAGGCTAGGCTTCAACAATATTCTCAAGCGCAAAAGCAGTATGAAGAACAAGAAGCTGCTTATCAGCAACAGCAATTAAATCAACAACAATATCAAGCTCCAGAACAATATGCTCAAACAACTGAAGAGTATAATGAGCCATCACCTAAAGCTCGTGAATGGGCAAAAAACAATACTTGGTTTGGACAAGATCAAGTTGCAACATCAGTTGCTTTTGCAGTTCACAAGCAATTAGAGAATGAAGGCTTTGACACTGACTCAGATGAGTATTATAGTGAGATTGATAAAAGAGTGCGACAAGAGTTGCCTCACAAGTTTAACGTGGAAGCGAAGAAAAACGTCCAAACAGTCGCTTCAGCCACACGCAACACATCGACAGGACGCAAACAGAATCGTATTCAATTGACGCCAAGTGAGCAGGCATTAGCCAAAAAACTTGGAGTGTCATTTAAAGATTACGCAATACAAAAAGCGAGGCTACAAAAATCATGAGCAAGAAAGAGATAAAAGTAACGAGAGCAAATAGTAACGATGACAGAGCTCCTAGAGACTCAGAAGCCAGAAGCAAATCTGAAAGGCCAAAAGCCTGGAAGATGCCTTCAGCTCTTGAGCTTCCAGAAGAGGCTGTTGAAATTGCAAAATCTCAAGGAATTGTTTATCGATGGGTAAGAGAATCTATAGCTGGACAAGATGACAAAACGAATGTCTCAAAAAGATTTCGTGAAGGATTCGAACCAGTTAGACCAGAGGAACTTCCCGGATTTCATGATTTGCCTATAGTCGATGATGGTCGACATGCTGGAATTATTGGTGTAGGTGGGTTAATACTGTGCAAGATACCGAAAGAAATCGCAGATCAGCGTAATGAATATTTCGCTAGCCAAACCGAAAACCAAATGAGTGCAGTAGAAAACGACCTGATGCGTGAAGAAAATCCTGCGATGCCAATCTCAAGAGAGTTGAAATCAAGGGTAACATTTGGCGGAGGAAGCAAAGGATAACTTTGTTTGCTCTTTAACAATTTTAATTTAGGAAATAACTATGGCAAACCAAGATGCTGCTTTCGGCTTAAAGCCTTTAGGCAAATTGGGTAGTAATGTAAACTCTGAAGGAACTACAGAATACTCAATTGCTTCTGGCGCAAGCGGAAACATATTTTCAGGCGATCCAGTTAAGATGGCTAACACAGGTACTATTTTAGTAGCTGCTGCTGGTGATCAATTACTGGGAGTCTTTAGGGGATGCAGATATACCAACTCAAGCGGTGAGGTGATTTATTCAGCTTACTGGCCAGATGGTACTGTCTCATCAGACGCGGTGGCTTTCGTTGTTGACGATCCTAATACATTATTTGAAGTACAAAGTGCTGCTACAGGTTCAGTTGTGCAAACAGTTGTTGGTAACAATGCCGACATCGTTTACGCTTCTGGCTCAACAGCGGATGGACAATCCGGTGTTGAAATATCTGGAACAACTGCTGCTACTTCAGCTCAACTAAGAATTGTTGGGTTTTCAGGAGATCCTGAGAATAATACTTTAGGTACTGGTTCTCAATCAGCAAACGTTAACATGATAGTCAAAATTAACGAGCACTTCTATGCTCAAACAACTGGAGTATAATCAATGGCTATTAATCGTTCACAATTAGCTAAAGAGCTAGAACCCGGTCTAAACGCCTTGTTTGGGATGGAGTATAATCGTTATGAAAACGAGCATGCTGAAATCTACGACACTGAGTCATCAGACAGAGCATTTGAAGAAGAAACCTTAATCGTAGGTTTCGGTAACGCACAAGTAAAAGCTGAAGGAAACGGAGTCGCATTCGACAACGCTTCAGAAGGCTATACTGCAAGATACTCTCACGAGACTGTTGCGTTAGCATTTGCACTAACTGAAGAAGCTATCGAAGATAACCTCTACGACAGATTAGGCGCTAGATACACTAAGGCTCTAGCAAGATCTATGGCACATACTAAGCAAGTTAAAGCTGCTTCTGTGTTGAATAATGCTTTCTCATCCAGCTATACAGGCGGCGATGGAGTTTCACTTGTAAACTCTTCTCACCCATTAGTTGGCGGTGGAACATTTGCAAACAGACCAAGCACTTACACTGACTTGAATGAAACTTCATTAGAAGATGCAATCATTTCTATCTCAACTTTTGTTGATGACAGAAACATGATTCTTGCTTTACAAGGAAGAAAATTAATCGTTCCACCACAACTTCAGTTCGTGGCTGATAGATTAATCAACACTCCTGGTAGAGTTGGTACATCTGACAATGACATCAATGCTATTAAGAACATGGGAATGGTCCCAGATGGTTACGCTGTTAACCATTTCTTAACAGACAACGATGCTTGGTATCTGTTAACAGACTGCCCTGATGGATTTAAACATTTCGAAAGATCTCCTCTTTCAACTTCTATGGAAGGTGACTTTGATACTGGCAACGTCAGATTCAAAGCTAGAGAAAGATATTCTTTCGGTTGGTCAAACCCAAGAGCTGTCTTTGCATCACAAGGTGCATAAACCCAATTTTATTGGTAAAGGGAGCTTCGGCTCCCTTTTTTTTGTTTAATAAAAAAGTTTGTTTATTTTTAGTTAATGAGTGTATAATTCAAGAAAAGCCCGTGAGGTTTTATGAATACAGGATTACATGAATCTATAAGCTTGGCTAACTCTCCATGCAACGGAGTATGCTCAACTTCCATGGCTCCCTTTGATGATATATGTCAAGGCTGTGGTAGAAACGTTGAGCAAATAAGAGATTGGGAAACATTCCCAGAGTTTCAAAAAAAATTAATTAACGTTACAAATTGGTTGAAAGGATATGATATCCGCCAAAAAAACGATAAAATAAATGTTATGTCCGCAGATTCAAAACAAAAAATAAAAGATATTCAAGGTAGATTAATTACCATTCAATCTCTTATAGAGATGGTTGGTAAAGATATGTTGGATGAGTTTGGTCAAGATCCAGCAATAAAAGAATCATATCAAGCTTTGTTTAGCTCTAGAGAATCTATTTTAAAATCTAAAGAAAACTTCCCTCAAGACACCTAAAGTAGTATAGTTATTTAAACCGGGATAACTTGTTATACCAACTGGCTCGGCAGACTAACTCCAAAGATGGTATAACTTTATATGGAGGCTATTATGGCAACATCAACATTTCAAGGGATCGTAAGATCTTATGGTGGTCAATCAAAAGAATCAGGAACAACTCCTTCAGTTGTTACTCTTTCAGAAGTTATTTCTTTTGACCCAACTTCAACTGGCGGAGCTAATGTAAAGATTGGAACATCTTCATCTACAGGAAACGATTTTGTTTTACCTGTTGGAGCAATTCCTGTTTCATTCCTTACTATTGGTGGAGCAGCTGGCGGTACTAACCCAACTGCTGATATTGGATCTTCCGCTGATCCAGATGGATTTTTCAACGAAGTAGACGTTGACACTAAAGGTACTTTAAAAGGATCTGACGGTGCTTTAACTGTAGCTGGTGGTATTACTGCCAATACAACAGTTCAAGCTAAAGTTGGAGCATCAGCTGCAACAAGCGGAACATGTACTGGAGTATTTACTTACGCTATTGTTGACAACGGATCTAGTTCTTAATTAGGAGCTAACTATGGCAAGTAGAATTGTAGGCTCAGATGTAAAAACAGCTACGACTGACTCCGCCGCTACAGGCGGAGCTGTCTTACAAGCAGGTAGATCAAGATTAAGAGGTTACATTATTGCA